GTATCTTCTGAGTGTTCATTTTTCTCTATCCAATTTTGTTTAAATTTATTCATTATGGTAATTCTATTGCCAAACAACCTATTACATCCAATTCATCTTTCATTATCTCATGCTCCCAAAATCTTATAACATCATAACCCATTGCTTTTATTTCAGCATCTCTTAACTTGTCCCTTTCTTGTGCTCCTGGTCTATTGTGCCAATAATCACCATCGCATTCTATGATTAAATTATATTCAGAAATAAAGAAGTCTGCTAAATATCTCCCTATTCTTTTCTGTCTTTCAAAGTGTATTCCTGCTTTTTCTAATATCTCTTTCATTTTCATCTCAGGTTTTGTATTCACACTCATTTTTCCAGACTGCATAGTTCTTATTATTCTGTCTCTGCTGGCTGGATCTGGTTTGCCAAACTTTGCATTCTTTTCTCCTTTCTGAGAACCTCTTTCTTTTCTAGTCTTTCCGGATTTTTCAGAATATATCCTAACTTTTTCACTGTTATTTTTTGTGAGATTTTTGTTCCATGGAGTTCTACCTCTCAATTTCATTTTATCTTCTTCTGACAATTTCCAATGTTTTCCTTTTGAATTTGATGGCTTTCCTTTTAGAGAAATTGAATTTGATATTCCAATTTTTTTCTTTCTCAGTGTATTGTCCTTATTTTTCCAAGTATTAGAAACAACCATTCTCATTGATTGGCTTTTGTTCCTTTCTACAACATCTGGTCTTTTTGTTCCTTTTTTTGTTGACATAATTTTTATTCTAGGGGAGCTCCACCGTAGCTTCTGAATGGTCTATGACATTTGGTGTCATATAAGCATATTGTAAACTTGTAACCACATACTCAATTCCATTACTTGTAATTATTCTATCTTCATGCTGTAAAACATTGTCTGAAGAAAAATAAAGAACTCCACTTGGTTTCACCCTTTCTCCAGTTGGCGAAAATTCAATTGGAGTTCCACTAAAAGCTAATTTACATGGCATTGCAGAGTATACAGTTGTCCATCCTGCTGTTGGAGCTCCATAAATTGGATTGTTAAATGAATCTCTTGATGCCTGTCCCGATCCAGAGCCTAAACTCGGTCTTCGTTTGACTATTACATTTTCATTGAATAGGAAGTCTATCATTAGATTATTTTAAAGTTTCGATTGACGAACGGATCCAGCATTTCTTTTGCTCTTTTCTCAATTTTGTTTTGCTCACCGTATGAAACGGAATAAGTTTGAATTCCGAGTGAATCTGCTCCAAGAGGATTTGAAGCTGCTTGTCCGATATAATATGCTGCTAATAAAATAACAGCTTCTTTGATATCAAATGGTACTGATTCATTAGATACATAATTTGCTGTAATTACATCAGTAATACTTGCTGCAGTTTTAAGAGTAATGATGGCATTTGGATAATCAACAGTATAATCAGTTCCAATAGTCAATAATGTAGTATTTTTATATACTTCTAATGTCTGATCGGGCGCTATTAATCTTGACCCGAGAGGTGCTTGAAATCTGATAAGGTCGGTTATACCACTAGGTTGGTCTAAGGTCATTCCTGAAAGGTCTGTGCCATATCCAGAGGTATAGTTAGTCCATAATACGCCTAATGCAACCTTGTCTAGAATTGCAGCGGGTATAGGTGATCCAACACCTGTTCCAGAAGTCGATAGAAGAGGAACAATCTTATAATATCCAAAATCTGGAAATTCTTGTAAATATGAATTTTGAGAAGATGTATCTACTTGAATAAACCACTTAAGAACTTGAATATAAATTGAATTGACTTTTCTGAAAGGTCTGTTATTCAATACAACAGTAGTAAGTTGAGGATTAAATGGTTGTGCTCTAAATCCTGTCTTTGTTTCATCAATTGTTTGTGTATCAAAGTATCGTCTGCAGATTCTATTTGCTTGAGCTGATGCTTTAAGTATCATCTTATCAAGAACACCATTTATATACATTGAAGTTGTAGTCGATAACCCTAATCCTGCTGCTATTGGATGCTCTATAAATTCGTCTTTTGTTACATATGGATTATCTACAGGAATTTTCTTTTTTAATCCTGTTGGTGTAATGAATCCACTTTCAATGTTGCCTGAACGAATTTCGTTTGTCATATGTTAATTATTATGCATATTTAGCTATTATCTCATGAAATTTTTTGATTCTCTTTTCCCAACCATAATCTTTTGCTATTCTTTTTGCTGCCATTGCTCCCTTTTCTTTAACTTCATCTTGATGAGTATAACAATGTCTAAGATATTTAACTAGTTGATTGTAATCTGGCATTGCCCATTGACCACAGTCTTCTTTATAAATATTTTTAGTAAAATCTTCAGCATCAATTAACTTATAATCAAGAATATAACTATCTTTCTTATCTAAAAACATTTCTGGTCCTGACCAATTTGTACAAATTGCTGGAATTCCTGTAGCCATTGCTTCCATCGGAGGATATCCCCAACCTTCACCCTTTGTCGGGAATACAAAACAATCAATTTTCTTAAAGAAATTATCAATAAGTTCTGCATGCGATATTGGTCCAACTTGAACCTCAATCCTTTTATCCTTAACCATAAAATGATATTGATTGTGGGATGTTTTACAAATGAGTTTTACATTTTCTTTATTAGGAAATGCTTCCTGAAAGGCTTTAACTAACATGTCTGTACCCTTTCTAGTACTCAAGAAACCCATATGACCAAATGTAAATACCTTATTATTCCTTTCTAGTGGGTAAAATTTGGTCATATCGATGCCTAATTCTGCTATTTCTATTGGTATTTTAACCCTGCTATCCTCAAACATCTTCTTATTTTGTTTGCAGGGAACAATTAATGCATCAAATTTATTTAATCTAGGCACCCAACTTAGTGGCACTAATGTTGTTTCAAACATTAATACTGCAATATTTTTTTTAAATGGTGATGTTAGGAATTTTTCAGATGGTTGTTCCCACCATACACATAAACCATTTTCTTGTATTTCTGTATTTAATGCTTTTGAAGATACTCTATCAGCAATGCCATTGGAATTTCCTAATAAAGCTATTTGATAATCAGGACTATATTTTAAGAAATTATATCCAAGATTACCCCAACCTGATGTTGCATCGATATTAGTACTAAATACAAAATATTTTTCTTTTTTAAATAAATTAGGCTCATAATCCTTTCCTGAAAAATCTATAAATTCTATATGCACTTTTCTACTAAGCTTCATTGCTAAAGAAAATGGAACTTCTATGACTTTATTTATTTCATAGAAGATATTATCCAAAAAGATACTTGATGCTTTTGTTCCCGTGATTTTGATTAACATATGTAAACGATCTTACCATTGCTTCCTTTTCATGCCTCAGACAGTTTCGAAAAGGATACTGTCCGAAGCAAGCAATGTCTAACTTATTAAACTATTGGATCTGCAACTCTTTCTAACATAGCAACCCATGGTTCTGCTTTAAGAGCAAGAACTGTGTATTGATTTATATAGAATCTTACAGTATCAGCCAATTTTGCTAATTCTGTTCTGCCTAGCGGTACCAAGTCAACCATTTGAACACCTTGTTCATCATGTCTCAACAAATAAATTGTTGAAGCTGCTGTACCTTGTGCTCCTGAAGAACTTGCTGCGTTAGCAGGATATGGCAATGCTGGATTACAGAAGAAGTCTCCTATAACTGGAACTGATCCAATTGCAGAAGAATAAGAAGTAACGTGATCACCTGCAGTGAGCAAATTCTCCTTAGTATCTAATTGTACAAAATATCTTGCTGATGGCGCTATAATCTGATTGATTACATTTTGCATACCAAAAGAACAATATATTGCATCTAGATGTGAACCTCCTTGTAGTCTTACCAACTTAATACATTTATCCAACTGAGGAATTGTAACTCCTGTAGCTGTCAATGCTGCATCAAGATTGTTAACTATGTTTGTGGTTATCTGTGTATCAAATCCATCATATGATAGAGGATTAACACCTGAGTCACCTTTGAAATCTGCCCATTCCTCACATTGAATAATTCTTCGTAGAGCTGCTTCTGCAATCTCTGCTTCGATATCAATGTATGAACGACCAGATGCAATCATAGGTCCAGTGATAATTGCAGTTGTTCCCATATATTTATAGGCTGCTGTTTTCTGAACATAGGTAGGATCTGTGCTGTTTGGAAGATCACCGTCTGCATAGAACAAGTTTACTAATCCAAATGGTCCATCTGCTAATGTATCCAATCTTGTTCTCTGATTCCAGAGGTGGGCAAGACCTTCTCCTTTCATTCTAGATACTCTATCTCTAAAAGGTGTCTGACGATCTGAAAGTACAACAATCGCTGATTCCAAATCTTGTCTAGCAAGAAGGGAATTAGGTGTTGGACCTGCAAAAGAAATATCAACTGCCTTTGAGAATTTATCTAGAGCTTTATCTAATTTTCCTGTTATATCACTCATAATAATTTCTTATAAAACTAATAATATTTGGGAGCAGTGAGCGAAGAGATTTTTACGACTTGCCTCGACTTATCTCAATTTATCTCCAAAATTTGAACTAACTATTCTTTAATCGAAGCCAAGTCTTCTTTATAAACTTGCTTAAATGATTTTTTCTCTGCACTTTGACTTTTTCTAATTGTCGTTTCTGACATTTCAGATGCTGTCAATGCAAATCTATTACCTTCTTTTGTTGTCATATATGGAACACCCATAGATACTGATTTTTTAAATCCTGGAGTTGCCATCATTTCTTTAATAACAGCTTGGATATCTGGATCTGATTTAATTTGATCTACTATGTGCTTTTGGAATCCTGGTATTGTTACTCCGCTAGCATTCATTTTTTCTGATATCTTGTCAATTGCTTGTGCCATTGCTAATACTAATTGATCAATTGTTGTTTCTGATTTTGTAACAGTATCTGATGTTTCTTCCTTTCCTTCCATTTTATTCATAATTGCTTGCATTTTCTTCATGGAATTCTTTATGGCATATTCACTTGTTGTGGTATCATCTTTCTTATCATCAGCCTTTTCTTTTGTGCTTGTTTCATCTGTTTCTGCTTTCTCTTTTGTTTCTTCAGCTTTTTCTTTAGTCTCAGTTTCAGCTTTCTCCTTGGTTTCTTCTATCGCTTTTTCATTTGTTTCTGAATCTGTTTTTTTATCATCAGTTGCTTTTTGCATAGATTCCATAAACTTTGTCATTGTAGCAAATCCATCAGCAACCATTGACTTAAATTTTTCATCTTCAGTTGTAGCTTTTTCTTTAGTCTCTTCTGCTTTCTTAGTATCTTCCTTTGTATCTTCAGCTTTCTCTTTTGTTTCTGTTTCCTCAGCTTTGGCTGTTTCTTTTGTATTTTCAGCCTTTTCTTTGGTTTCTGTTTCTTCTGCTTTAGATGTTTCTTTAGTATCCTCAGCTTTTTCCTTAGTTTCTGTTGTCTCTTCAGCCTTCTTTGTTTCTGTTGTTTCTTCAGTTGTCTCTGCTTTTTCAGCAGTTGTTTCTTTTGTATTTTTTCTCATATCTTCAATTAAATTATTAATAATTGCTGGTTCGTTGACCTCTTTCCAGCTATCGGCAGGGATGGATTTTGCGAATGCTCGCATATAATCCATATGCTGATTTTCAAATAAAAACTCTCCATAATATTTTTCTCTGTTCAAAATAACATCTTTTGCTGTTATTTCTTGTTTTCTACTTTTAGCAAATAACCATGCGTCATAATTTGCAGGCCTTTGCGTAATTGATACTTCATCGAGCAAAACATTATAAAAAGTTTTTACCATTTGCCCTGTTTTCTCTGACATTTCCTTCACTGCCTTTTTAACTCGACCTCCGACAGATAATCCCATCTTTGCTCCTTCTTTTAATGCATTATATAAAATTGGCCCTGCTGGATGATTTTTGTCTACTCTTGCTTTAATCCATAACTGATTTCGTTCATCCATCCAAGCTTTAAATACAGATCCAAGTATTGCGCTATCTTCTTTTGAATGTTCTAATCTTAATGGCACAGTTTTTTCATTAATGATGTTTGCCATATCGGACATTGCATTAACAGACATTCGTTCCATATCATGATCCACATTAGCAGTTGAAGCAATTCCAGTTATAACCATATCTTCTCCTTCCATACTTTGAAGAGCTTTTTCTATATAGAAAATAAAAGGAAAATCTCCATTTGCTTCAGCAACTATTATTTTATCATTTTGTTTATCTAAAGACATAGTTGTATTTTTTTGCTCATAATATCTTTTTCCCAAAATCTCAAAACTGTATATCCCAATTCTGCCAATCTTGTATTTTGTCTCCCATCTCTTTCTTGTGCTCCTTCTCTATTGTGCCAATAATTTCCATCAACTTGTAAAACAATGTTTTTTGAAGGAATATAGAAATCTACAACATAAGAATCTATTCTGTATTGAAACTCATATTTAATTCCAAGAGCAGTGAGCAATTCTTTCATTTTCAATTCAGGTCGTGTATCAAACCACTTTATATTTTTTCTCTGCATTATATTCTTCAACATTGTTTCTCTGTTTATTTCATTTTGCCACACCGAGTGTATCTTTCCTTTGTTTGCAACTCCAAGTGTATTTCCTTTTTTAAATCCATTTAATGTAATTTTTGCCTTTTCTGACATTTTTTCTCTTTGAGTGTTAGAAGGTGTATATCCTTTTTTAAATCCATTTCTTGAATTTGGATTTTTTCCTCTTCTTTCAACTATTGTAAATAAGTTTTTATTTTCCATTTGTTTGTTTCCAATTCTCTTTAAATGCTTTAGTAGTTGGTTGTCCTCTCATCTTCAATTGAGCTTTTTGTCTTTTTTCTTGTACTACTTTGATTTGATTGATAACTCCATTTACTTCATCTGCTGTTTTCATTTCTTCTGCTTTGTCTCCCAAATCGTCTAATTTTTCTTGAGTATTTGTTATAACATCAGCCTTTTTTGTCTCACCTTCTAAGTCTTGTTTAGCTAATTTTGAACTGGGTATTGCACCTGCACCTTCTATTCCCATCTTTTCTGCTTCTATTTCTTCTAAAATTTCTGCATGAGTTTCTTCATCTTCTGCCATTTCATGGAATTTATCTCCAATCTCATTATATTTAACAGAACCCTCTAGCTCTTCAGCAATCATTTCTGTTAATCCTTTCCAAAAATCTTTAAATTTTGACATATATTTAGTGTATTTCTACATATATATTATAAGTATATCTTTAATATTTTTACCTTTTCATTTATTTTCTCAAAACTACCTCAGTTAAATTCTTCATTGTCTCAGTATTTTGAGTAAATGAATTTTTATCCAATTTATTTTTTAAATATTTTAAATAATTCAAAAATTATTCCTATCAAAATTGAAATAAAAACTAATACTCCCATAAGCCATTTTCCTAAAGTTGAAGCTGTCGTAAATACATCAAGTATCGGTTTTGTCGCTTTTCTTGTTTCTTCGTCATTACGAATTAAAATATCAATTTTTCTATTCAAAGAAGCAAAATCATGTTTGTTATCTTCAATATGTTTCTGCAATTCGCTATCTTGTTTTTTATCTATTAAATTTTCCATTTTAATAATATTCTATTACTTCTATAAATCCTGAACCTCCATTTCCTCCTGCACCTGTTGTGCCACTTGTATTACCATTTCCTCCCGTGCCAACTGTATAAGAATAAGATGTTGCTGGAGAAGTAATATAAGCATCAATGTAACCGCCAGATCCTCCACCACTTCCAGCATTATTACCACCGCTTGTATTTAAACCACCAGCACCACCTCCTCCTGAACCAGAATTTGGAGTGGCAGAAGTTCCAATTCCATAAGTAGCCGCATTTGAACCTCCTGCACCAGCACCACCAAATGGAGTTGAACCACCCATACCTCCTGTTTCTCCAGCAGTAGTATTTGCAGTATAACTTCCTCCTTGTCCAGCTCCACCTCCAAGTGCAACACCTATTGCACCTGCTCCAATAGTTGCAGAACTAGTCGCACTGGCTCTATTTGAAACTGCTGCCCAACCTGCACCTGCTGTTAAAAAACTTGTGCCAAAAGTTGAAGTTGCTCCACTTGTTCCAACACCATTCGCACTTCCACCTCCTGCTCCACCTCCAACCATTTTTACTTCAATATATGCAACTCCAGCAGGAGTTGTATATGTTCCTGAGCCAGATGTGAAAATTTGAATAGTCATTCTCTGTTTTGTCCAAATGGTAGATGTCCCTGTTGATGTAAGTATTTGTCTTGTTGTGCCTGTAGCATTTGTAGAATCATAAAGTCCACCAGTAAGGTGTTCATTTCCCTGAACTGTTTCTCCATAATCAGTTAATGTTCCATTGACTGTAAGCTGTTGAGAAGATGTAGCAGTATTGAATTGACCGTAGATAAGAGATTTTGTTTTGTCACCTACATAACTTCCTGTATCGTAATCATTTATAAAGAGTTCGTTATTTGTAGAAGTTGCATATTGACCTGCATCATATCCCAAAGCTACTGATGAATTACCACTTAAGTTAAATAAAGCATTCATACCATTTGCAGTGTTGTAAGAACCTGTGGTGTTGGATAAGAGAGCATAATAACCATTTGCAGTGTTGTAAGAACCTGCGGTGTTGGAGTAGAGAGCAAAATCGCCATTTGCGGTGTTGTAACCACCTGCGGTGTTGGAGACGAGAGCATAATAACCATTTGCAGTGTTGTAAGAACCTGCGGTGTTGGAGTAGAGAGCAAAATCGCCATTTGCGGTGTTGTAACCACCTGTGGTGTTGAAGACGAGAGCATAATAACCATTTGCAGTGTTGTTGGAACCTGTCATCGTCAGATTTCCTGCTCTGCCAAAGAAATAATTATTGAGTGTTGTGCTTGCTTCTGCTATTACATAACCGTTGTATTGATAACTTCCACCTGTATTAACTCCAAGAGTATTGACATTTGAAAGAGATTGATTGTTGAGATTCACGTTTGTAGTTGCACCTGTATAAGGAACATACAAAGTTGAAGAAGCAGACGGAATGAATGGCAATGAAGTGCTGGCAGAAACTAAAAGATACAAAGACGAGCTGGCCGATGGAATATAAGCAAGAGATGTTGAAGCAGATAATGTCAAAAATGTATTATTGACATAAGTCGTGCTTGCATAGGTGGAAGAAGCATAACTGTAAGTCATATAGCTCAAAAGTGTTCCCGAAGTTGCAAATAATGAAGACGATGCTATTGGAATATAAGCCAAACTCGTGCTTGCAGAATTGAGAAGATAAAGAGAACTTGAAGCATAAGGAATGAAAGCGGTGGAAGTTGCTGTGATGTAGTTTGACGGATTGCTATTTAAATAATAAAGAGATGAACTAGCGAACGGAATAAATGCAGTTGAAGTGGCAGTGATGTAGCCGGCTGGGTTTGAATTCAAATAATACAAAGATGAAGAAGCAATAGGAATGTATGCCAAAGATGTTGAAGCAGAATTCAAAAGATATAGAGATGAGGATGCTATCGGAACATATGCAAGTGAAGTAGATGCACTATTTAAAAGAAATAATGATGAACTGGCTAAAGGCAAGTAAGTTGAAGTCGCATAAGCAAAAGTCATATAATTTGACAAGTTTACAGAACTTGATGTCGCAATAACATTTCCATTTGCATCAGTTCCTAAAATTGAATTCTTAATATTTGGAAGTATTAAAGCTAAAGTTGTCGTGGTTGCTATCGTAGTGGAAGCATTCAAATACAATATTTGGTCAGCTAAACTGACATCCATTACTCCATAAATAATTGAATGTGTCTTATCATTTTGATAACTTCCTGTTTGATTATTATTTATGAATAATTCATTTGATGTGTTTGTCGCATAATATCCAGCATAAGAACCTAAAGCTATATTGTATGCTCCCGTACTATGATATAAAGAACTATCACCAACCGATGTATTATAATATCCATTTCCAGATTCCAAAGAATTTGAACCAACAGTAGTATTGTGTGAACCAGTTATAACCAAATTTTCAGCATTATATCCGACAGAGGTATTGTTACTTCCAGTTTGTATTGCGTCTAGATTTGAATATCCGATTGCTGTATTTTGGCTTGCACTACGACTATCATTCATATTATACGCACCAATAGAGACATTTTGCGAACCAGTAGTGTTATCGTTAAGAGTTTCCATACCGTAAGCTGTATTTTCTGAACCTGTCGTATTGTTGCTCAAAGAATACAAACCTATTCCAAAATTCATTTGTCCTGTCATTGTTTTGTTTCCAGCTCCGTTTGAAAAATAGTTTTGGTTGGAAGTATCAAAAATTCCAATATAATAACCATTTAAAATATATGGGATATATTCACTAGTTGCAGTTGCAATAGTTAAATAAGTAGAACTTGCATAGTCATAAGTTGGATAGTTCAATAAACTTGAAGTTGTTGAACTTATATATCCTGCTGGATTTGAAGCGAGATAGTAAAGTGAAGAAGATGCTAGAGGAATATATGAAAGTGAAGTTGAAGCTGAAAGTGGAATGAATGTTGCACTCACCCAAGTTGTCGAAGCGTAAGTTGATGAAGCGTAACTAAATGTCATGTAACTGGAAGTTGCATTTGCAATTGAAAGATATGTTGATGATGCATCTATTAAAGACAAGTAAGTATTAGCAGCAGTTGTTGTACTTAGTTTGGATAATAATTGGTTCCATAAATCTGTTTGATTAGATAATGTTCCTGTTATATTTCCCCACATCAAAGTTCCAGAACTACAAGCTGTACTTGAAGCTATATAAAGTCCATTACTGCCAGACATCAAACAATATCCACTTCCTGGAGCAATAGGAACTGTTGTTTGTGGATTGCTAGCAATTCCAAAGTTTGGAAGGAATAAGAGTGTTGCCAATATTAATGATGTAATTATTTTTTTCATATATTAAGCTGTTACATAAATCATGGCTGTTAAAGTACTTTGTGGTGCTGGTGTTGTGGTTGCAGTGAATGTCAATCCATTCCAAGTCCATCTATCATTTTCTTCGTAGGCACCATTATCTATAATTAAATAAGTTGGTTTTTTATTATCTTGAAAAGTAAAATCTTGATTAGTTCCATCAACCACTCCAGAAGTAATTGACAATGGTTGAAAGCCACTACCAACTCCACCCTTTGATTTAATTTGTATTCTATTGCTACCCATAATTTTAAGATCCTTTCCACCAAGAATAAACTATCACATCTCCTTGTGTTCCGACCACAACAACATTCTTGACATCTGCAATTACATCTAAGTTATATATTTCATCTGCATGTATGGGTATTCCAATTACAGGACTAAGTGATACTGAATTGCCTCCAACAATTATATCTCCTGTATTATTTACATCTGCTCTCAAATCTAATCTGACACAAGGAATAGATCCACTCAAGTTCTGAGGAACTCCAGTTTCTTGTATAATGCATCTTCCACAATTATTACCACCGTTATTGTACATTGTTTTAATTTTTTACAAAAACACAATATTTAATTCCTCTTTCATCTTTTAAGGTAACTATTCCTCCATATGATTCAGGTTTATTTTTTGAAAAATTCTTTAAAGACTTTAAGGCTTGATTATAATCATATGTATAAAATAATTCAGATAAATTATATTTAACTATGTTTGATTCACTCCAATTTTTAAATATGTTTTTTATATTAATTCTAGCCTTATCGTCTTTAATAAGTTCTCCAAACATAACAGGACTATCTTTAAATTCATTTTCAGAATCTATTATAGAATCAGGTTGTTTTATATTAGAAGATTTATTTATATTTTTATTCTCAATGAGTGAATTAAATAATTTTAAAATCTCAGGAGCACCTTCAAAATATTTTTGAATTGACGAACTTGAATCTTTCCATCTATTTATATCTCCCTTAAATTGATAATCAAATCCAAATATTCTTTTATTTGGAGTTACTATGTATTGGTTTACTCTTCTATCTCCAAGAATTAATTCCTTTTCAATTAACCATAAATTTGCCAAATCTTTTATGGCTTGATGATAACTATCAGGATCTCTATTCATATCTTTTAATACTAATTGACTATCTAAATTATAACCATATATATAATCACTAACTAAATAATAGTCAAACTTTCTTGAACCTAGACCTCTAGCTTTCCACTTCTCTGAATCATACTCTGATGTCATGGTAATATATCTTTCAAATTCACATTTAACAGATTCTGATGGTAATAAGTTTATGCAATCATTATAATTTACCTTTCTTATAGTGGGAACATTGAGTCCCAACTCACTTAATTTGTTTGATAATTCTATTTCAAGATTTTGACTCATCATATTTACTGCAACAGGAGGTTTTATTACAATTCCGTTTTGAGATATTATATTGAAACAGATAAATGGTTGTGAGTATCCTCTATCATCCATCCATGTCTTATAACCATCAATGGTCATAATAGATTTTTCTATTCTTTGTTCATTATAGTTTTCTTCGTTGCCAACGACAGCATCTTCTTCAGTCTTGCCTTTATCAACAACTTCAGGAGTCATTTTTACATAGCCACTTCCTGTCATCAACATTGGTTCATTTGCCCATTCATCAAATGGTAACAACCCCATCTTGTTTCTAACTTCATTAATAGTCATGGTTCCGTTCTTTAAGGCTGTATCTGTCACCCTTGAGTTCACTTCTGGATCAGTTCTATCGTCAACAAGCCAATCAAATTCTAGGTCTGTAAAACCAAAATCCTTCCAAATGACTTCTTGATTAAAGACTTCTTTAATGAGATGCAATATTGAACCATATCCTTTTTCTTCAGAAAGACCTACTTGTGTTTGTGATGTTGCTTTATTCAAATCATCCACTAATCCAATATCCTGTCCCGACAATCCATATGATGCAGCAGCAAGTCTAGCTAGGAATTCTGTATATTCCATGAACTGCATATCATTATTATTCTGATCTTTTATTTTAATTACTTCAACTTCTCCGCCGGCTGTCATTGCGGGTCTATGGAAAGAACCATTCATTTCAGAATAAATATATTCTCTTGCAGCTTCAAGATCGCCTTGTGTCATTTGACCTTTGAAATTCAAAAGTGTTGGAGGAAATGATCCTTCTTCAAAATAAGTGCCATTATAATTATCAGCATTTAAAAGATTTGACACAACAGATAAGATACCTTCAATTGGAGATAAACCATAACCAAATGTTTCCATTGCGCCTTGTGGATGCATATGAAAGTATAGAAAATCTTTCTTTGGCCAAGCAGCTACTATCTCTCCAGATTCAGGACCTCCATACATAGAATTATCCATTACTTGAATATATGACACAGGTAATTCTATTCTTCCTGTTTTTGTCGATAATGGTATAACTGCATCTTGATTTCCCTTTTCATCAAAGACAGGTCTAACCGTTGCGGCATCTACGAAATGTAATTCTGCAAGATCTCCATTAGGGTATCTAGTCTTTTCAATAGATACTGAGTCAAGTACAAGAAGATCTTCAAGCATCTTATCTAGAAGAGTTCTAAATGTTTCATCATTATGATTTGGATGTTTAAATATCTCCTCAAGCTTTTTTACTTGTTCTGGGTCTGGTTCCTTTAAAGGATCAATGCTCTTGATTTGCCATTTAGTTTTGGTTATCTTTTCTTTAAGAACAGTAATACAAATTCTAATGATTGGTACTGATACAGCTATTCTTCTAAGGGTGTCAAAAGAAACACGTCCAGGTTTGGACATACCCTTTTCAATCATCTTAGCATTTCTTTGTTTTCTATTGTCAAAAGACAAAGAACGTATTGATGTTGTTTTTTCACTTTTATTAAAATAAGGAAATGCAGGAAAAGTTACTTTCTTTTCTGTTGCAACCTTTTTTGGAGTTTTTGTTTTTGATGCCATATTATATTGTGGTCTGCTATGATTATTATAAAGAGAATTATAATTTTTTATCTTTTTTAACTTTATTTCTTAAATGCCCGTATTCTGTATAAAATTTCTTTTTCTTAAGATGAAGTAATGTAATGATTTCTTGGCTATTATATCCCATTGATTTAAAAGCCAGGATCAGCGATTGCATTTGACTCATATTAAAGATTTCTAATTGAACGTCGTATGAGGTATATTCCTCTTCATCTGCAAGTAAATTTTCAAGTAAATATCTATCATGAGGCAAATCAACCTCAGAAACTGATGTCTGATATTCTAAATCATCTATGCAAATATGATTACTTAGAGGTATTCTTATTGTTTTGTAAAACTGTTTTACCATTATGTTTATGCCATAATTTTATCATTGATATCGTCCAATCATTTAAGAACCAATCAACATATGTGCTTGTTGTATCATTTCTTTTAAGAACAATAGCTACAGCAAATGAATCAGCAAAGAATTTTTGTAATGCAAACGCTGTCTCTCTATTACGTGTTGAGGCAAATACTTCAGAAAGAATAGGTACATTCTTCATTTTCTTAATAATTTTGCCCATATTTGTTTCTCGTCTTTTAAATTTATCTTCTTCCTCTTTAAGTCTTTTTAGGATATACATAAAGAACTGATCAATCTTTTCTATTTTTATTTGATCTCCTTTGTTTAAATCAATCCAGGCTTTTGTTATTCTATACAATAAAACCTGAGAAGCAGAAATTGTCCAATCGTGCGGTAAATAAGAAGGAATACCCGGAAGCATTGGTGCACCCTCATCTTTTTCAATTTCATTAATGATACTCTCTTGAGCTATAACACCTTTCTTTTTAAGAAGTTCATTTGCTATTTTAGCAGCATCACGTAATTGTTGTATTGGTAATCTTCTTTTTTTCTTCATACTCTCCTTGTTATTTTAGTTCCTTTACTTTCAAACTCAGGATCATCTGTTGGAATTAACATTCCTTTAAATGCTGCAGGTACAACACTCTTTGGTCTTGTTAATTTCTTAACTTTTGGATTTGCAAAGCCAGTAACATCGTCCAAAGAATTTGGATCAATCTTTGGTTTTGTTTCTATGGGTGTTTCTGTTTTTGTATGTACAAATGTTGGTGTAACTATATTTTCTGTAAGAGGAACAATTTTGAAATGAACTCCTTTCTTTTTAATAATCTCAATACGAACAGTCTCTGATTCATTTTCTGGTATAAATTCTCCAGTGACTTCACATTTGATATATTTTGTTGCTTTAGCCATTATATTGTTATGTTATTCATTAATAATTTTTGGATGATCTTAACCTTTTCGACATCAGGATATTTACCGCCCATTGGAGGAAATTTTATTAAAGTGTTTAAGGCAACAATATCAGAAGATGGATTTGCTAGATTGTTGAGTTTTTTTGATAACCATTGCATAAATTCCATTGTGCCCATATCGACAATTTTCTTTCCATTAATTGTCGTGTTTAATATTTCGTATTCAGTCATGTTATTTATTATCTTCCATCGCTTGCTTTGTAGCTTCACGATCTTTTTTAATTATTTCATCGACCTCTTTGTCTAATATTGAATATGGTCTTCCTGCATTGTCTAAATATATTCCATATCCCTTTTCTGCCATTCTTGCTTCTTTAACCTTATCAATCTTAGCGACCAACATTTCAGAACCTTGTCTAAATCTAATAGCCATATTTTGTAATGCCTTCTTAGAATTCTTTTCTTTAAGTAAGCCGTCACCTATATCTCGTAATAATGTTGATAGAATATCAGCAAGCATTTCAAAATCAAATCTAATTTGTGATTTGAATATTCTTGATTCTTTAGTATGTGCACCTTTGCTTGCAAATAATTCCATTAGAAATGAACTATGCTCTCTGCCCTGTTCAAATAAATATTGTGCTAATCTAGAATCTTTTTGCTCTTTGGTTAGATTCGAATCTAAAAAGACTTTGCCCAATGCTTTGTCTGTGATGCCTTCTCTAACAATCATTATCTCTTTATTATTGATTGTTGCCTTTTCATTTGGCATTGTTCCTAATTTTTTAAGTTTTGTATATGTTGGATCATCTTTAGCTATTTTAGGGCGTTTAGTATCTGTAGTCTTTGGAAGTTTAACTTCACCGCCAAGAATAGTATCAATTGCTTTTGTAAGTGCCTTACCACATCCATTCAAAGTTTTGATTTTTTTTGTCATTATTTTATTCCAGGATTAAACCCCCATTTTTTGATAAAAGCTTCTTTATCTGTATTAAACATTTCATCTGATTCTAGATATGTCCAATCAATATCAAATGAATATATTGGAATTCTTTGAGATGTAATAACACCATAGCCATTTCTATACATTCTTTGCCAGATATCTTTTTCTGTAAATCTTTTTGTTTTGATATCACAATCTATTTTAAGCATATCAGCGCCGGCTCTTGGCATTCCAATAAAATCTATATTCATTGCTTTGTCTTCGTTTGGAAATGAAGCAATATATTCATCAAAAGATTCTGGTTGTACTTTTTCTTTAACGTCAAAGCCTGACACAATCATAACATCTCCGATGTTTAATCTATTTGCCATCAAATCTATTGAGTGTTCCTGAAGAACAATCCATGGGTTAACAACCATAATAAATCTAGCATTCACATCTTCAATTGCTATTGATAATCCTTCATGAATATAATCTGAGTATGATGATCCTTGTGGAACTGCTGCGCCAATTGAATTACCTGCAAAAGAATTCACACCAATATAGTTTAATATATCTGATGGCAATCTTTTTTCTTCTGCTACAAGTATAATATATAACTCATGCGATTGAGAAGTAACACGATTGATAACAGTTTTAAGAACATCCAAATCTAATTGATTGTCTTTAATATCTGACCAATATCCGTAAAGAGGAATAATGACAGCAATCTTGCTTTTAGATACGGTTGATATAAAATCATCAAGAGTTCTTTTAAGCATTGATGAATCTGCATCAACAGTTTTTTTAAGAGGCTTTGCTTCTATAATTCCAAATTCTTTATCTGTTGATTTTTTTACTATTTGTATTGTTTCATCAACAATAATCTTTTCCTCATCTTTAATCTTATGCTTGTTCTGATGTTGCGATAACTTCTTCTGTACTTTCTGTTTTTTCATTTGTTAATTTTTTACCAATCTTATAAAGTAATTGTGCAAGACTTCGACCAGATCCTAATTCAACATTTTCCATTCCTTGCTTTGATTCTGCTACTGTCCATTGGTTATCTTTCTTGTATATTGTTAAAACGATATTTGTATAATCCATTTTGTTATAAATTAAAAGATGTTTTATAAATTTCTTTTCCTTGCTGTCCTCCCCATTTTCTAATGTAATATTTTCTATTGATTTCAAATTGTGCACTTGGCACTATCTTTGTTCCTAATGCTTCATTTTGAGTTCTACTGCCATAATGATAAAACAAAGCTTTTGGTGAATGTATTCTTCTGTATCCTGCTATCTTAATCCTATAAACTGAATCTGCATCTTCAAAGTATGCTGGCTTAAAGTTCTCATCAAACATTCCTATCTTCTCATAATACTCTCTACCGACCATAAAGAGAGCATAATCAGTACATTCAGATTCTACTACACTCGTACTGTTATCTACATAATCTATAATTTCTCTTGGCTTGTCTAGAATAAGTTTGTGCAAGCCAGAGATAAGTAAAATCTTTTCTTGATTGTATTTAGCTACTTCAAATCTATCCACAATGGCATCTATGCATTTGTGATTTAAAATAGTATCATTGTTGAGTATCAAACAGAAATCATAACCATTGTCAAAAGCATATTTCATTCCATAGTTCCAACTCTTTGCTACACACCATCTTTCCTCATTCCTTTGATATATAAATTTGTTTCTTTTAGGATCTTTAATCATATCAATCATCTCTGAAGCGTATAGCATCTCTTTACACTTCTCTTGAGTATTATCAGTTGAAGCATTATCAATAATCATTACATCAACAATGTTCTTTTCACTAGCAATTGAAAGAATGCACTGTTCTGTGAATTGATTCCATAAGTTTATTACTGGTATGACTGCTAATATTTTCATATGTTTGGAGCAAATTCTTTGCCATATACTCTAATACGATTTTCAACAAAACATTTCCTTGCTTCTTCTACAGTTTCAAAAGAACCAAGATACTTAGGATATTTATTAACTTTCATTATTGCTTGGTATGGTCTTGATGAACAATTTCTAGCATTAAATCTAACTCCCATTGGCAATGATGGATCTTTTTTCTTATGAGGTTTATAACAATTTAAATTATTCTGTGTTTGAGTAACAAATCTTAAATTAGTTTTTCTATTGTCAAGTCCATTTCCATTGATATGGTCTAATTGCTGTTTATATTTTGCTTTCATAATAACTCTGTGCATAAGATTTCCATTACCAACTGCATATAGATTTCCAATATAACCTCTTGAATCGTGATTATTCATAATCCTCCATGATTGGTCTTCTATTAGTTTTATATCTTCTCTGTCTATGATAGCAAATTCTTCTGAATTTGACAATTCAATGTATGCAATATCTCCATCAATTCTTGATATTTTTGCTCCTTTATAATTGTTGTTATTTTTTCCTGATTGCATTTTATTTGTTCCATCTTCCTGGTTGATAATAATTAAATAATACATACAAATCAGGTCTGTACACTATTGAGTCTTTGTATTCTTTAACAATCTTTTCAGCCATCTCTCCATCACCACAATAACTATTTCTGAATTGAATTGTTCTGAACACCTTTCCTTTATAAATTATTTGTTCAGGACCAATATATCCAACTTTCATATTCTCTGGACTAGCTATAAGAGTTGATGTTCCGTGTGGAGCAGCCAAATGTCCATCATACATATATGGTGGTGGTGTTTTGTCTCCTCTCTTCATAGATATAACTATAATGTCATCATCTTGTTTTCTTATTTCTTCAATCACATTTGATTCATAGGCATCATCATCATTGAGTATCATGTAGTAGTCCTCATCATTTATCTCTTGTATATTTATGAAATAGTTTATCTTTGCATAACATTTATCCCATTCCTTTGGTATGTCTGAAATATAAATAGGTTTTATCCAGCTGTTACCATCTTGTGAAGACTTCTTAAATGTTTCATGCCCATCATTGCATACAGGATGCCATATTACATTTAATGGAAAAAGCATATCAATGAGAGTATCTTTTAGATGACTCCTACTAAATGCTGTTATAATGTGTATTGTTTTATTTGATTGCATAAAAGTATATATCAAGTCCATTATCTTCTAAATATAAATCTTTGAATGGCTTTTTACTATTGATTGCATCTATGAATTCTCCAAACTTTCCTTTGCACATATTGTTATAGTAATCAGGACTTGTTCCCCATAAGTTTCCATCTCCTGTAGTTCTTTTTGTTCCATGTTCTGGTCTAGTTGATCCTGCTGCTGAGATTGCCATGAGTCCTCCATCTTTAAGCATGGCATACATATTCATTAAAGATTGAAACCAGAACTCATCGTGTTCAAGCATTTCACCAGAAACTATAGTATCAACAAGATTCAAGCCATTCTCTGCTCTATTTAATTTATCTGCTGCTGAAACAATGTCCACATTTGGTCCTGCATGAATATCAATACCCTTGTAGTCTGAATACTCAAACAGATCTTTCAGTGTTCCATTAATATCAAGGGAACCAAAATCAAGAGCAGAAACACTCTTGAAGTTCTCTGGGAACTTTGCTTTCACCTTTTCAAAAAATTGTCTTTGGGCTGGATGTGCCATGTTATTTTTTAAAATCTAAATTATCAATATGACTATGGAAATCATGCAACACTTTGTTAAACTCTGGACTAGTAAAGAATTTAACCATATCAATTGGTGCCATATGCAGACCACAGAGATTGGTAATTCTTAACATCAAATCATCAGTTGTCATTTTTACTGCTATTGCATTATCATTTACTGTCTTGATAGTAGATTTTGATACCTTTTCTAAGTCATCAATTTTACCTGCCATCTTTATCATTAATTTTTTTTCTTCTTCTGTCATTGTTTTATCTTCTTCTCATAAATTGTTTAAATACTTCGACCTCATGTTTCTTTTCTAATATGTGAGCTAAATCTGCTTTCTTTTCTTCTATTTTTCTTATCATAGGATCATTTAATTCTTTTGCTGTTTCTACTGGCTTGTTTTGTATTTTATAATCTCCTGGGATAATTACTCGACCTCCCACTAAATCTCTAACTTCAGAACTTGCAAACCATAATGCCATTAAAATATCTCCAGTATGTCCATCAGGAAAAGCTCTCATTTCATTCATTAATCTTGTGATAATTTTTATTGTGCTATGATCTGTTTGATTAAATGGTAAAACTAATTTTCCTTGCTCAGCCAATATTGCTAAACTATTTACTCCAATTGCTGAGTCATGCTTTTCTCCGCCTGTATGATATCCTCTGATATTTGTAACTTCATGTTCAAGATCTCTTATAATAGCTTCTTGGTATCCTACTGATTCTACCCTAATTCCATTCGGATGTAAATTGTTAGATACATGTATGATTCCTTTTCTTGTTTCATCAGGACTTAATTTACCAACTGTTATTTGTCTAATTACTATATCTCCTGCTTTTATGTCTCCGCTTCCATGTTTAACTCTATCAAGTGTAAGTATGACAGTATCATCATTATAATCTTTAGTTCCTATAGCTAAGTCGACGCCTGTTGCAGTTATATCATTCATGAATTCAGATCTGATTTCATCTTGCAATTTCATATTAGCCCCTTTCTTACATGCAAGTTCTAGCCATTCGTCTCTAAATTTTTGTTCAGGTCTGTTTGTCGGATCACATTGTCTCATTCTAGCAAATGAATATGGATTTGCTAACCATTCTAAATATAGTTCTTCATATGTAAATCTACTTGGCCAAAGGAGTTGAATTCCTTTATCCATCAAATCTTTATTTTGAGTATAATATTCACTTGCTTGCTGTTTTCTTTCATTAATGGGGATTTCCTCATTTGTTATCAATTTGGCCCATTCTTGCCATAATTCGGGCCTCTCAGACCATGATTGTATAGCAGGCAGCTTCTTTTTAAAATCAAATTGTGGATCTTTTAATAAATGAGATACAAGATCTTCTTGATGCCAAGTGTTTCCTAAATATATAAATCTTCCATTAGGTGCTAAAACAGGCATAACTGTTGTATATATCCAATCAATTATTTTTTGTCGTTGTTCTTCTGTTTGACTGTTCTCTTGGTTCACTACATCGTCGCAAATAATTATATCTGCTCTTTTAGAAAGAATTGAGCCAAACAATCCGACTGCGTGTATAGTTGGATCTTTAAGATTAAGAAGTGTTCTATCTATAACTATAGAATCTCCTGACCAATTTTCCTGAGCCTTTCTGTAATTCTTCATTTTAGGAATTACACCTTTTCTTGAAATCTCAGAATATTTAGCAAATGTCTGATACATCTTATTCTTCTCTATATGGTTAATTATTTCAGACATGAAACTTTTAGATATAGAGCCAGTGGAGGAGATTAATAGAATTCTTATATTATGATTCTTTGCTATTAACCATAATGGGAATCCTATTGATATATGAGTTGATTTTCCATGGCCTCTTGGAAGTGTGATTACAATCTTTTTTAAAGTAATATCAGATAATGCTTGATCTATATCTTCATGAAAGTCTGCGTTTGGCAATCCAATAATATCTTCCATAAAAGAACCAAAACTTGTTTTGGCTATATCACAGACATCTGGCAATAATGTTTTATCAATTGGCATGTTCTATTATATCTTTACTCTTTTTAGTCGCTATTCTTGCTAATGTTCTTTGTGATATTGTTCTATCTGGATTTTCTGTTATAAAAGTATTAAATTGATTGAATATATTTTTTGGATCATTTTCTTCTTCCTCTTCAGTTTTTACTGGCGTGGTTTTTCCTAATAGTCTATCCATTAATGCGTCTGCTGCTCTCCAATCTCCGCCTTGCTTTATTAAAATATAATCTATCCCTATTTCTTTTTCTTGTAATAATTTTAATATTCTTTCTTCATTCCATACTTTTGTCCAAGTTGTAATATCATTAACTGTTATTTTTTCTACCATCACCATTGTGCCAACAGCTTCTGCTAAATGTGAGTTGAATATTTTTCCTAATGCTCCTAATATAGAATTTTCTACTTGTATTTTTGCTGTTCTTCTAAATTGACTTAATTCATGTGGCTCAAGAGGTTTTCTTCCTGATCCAATTCTTTTTCCTCCATGGGTTTCTTCTTTATGTTCTTTCATTTTATATTCAAACTTTCAAGATATATTACATAACATTTATATGAATTTGTACATTATTTATTTTTGTTCCAGAGATCTGAATCGAACCGATTTCATATTGGTTATGAGCCAATCCAAATGCCTTACCTGCCCTCTGGTATATTTCTTTCAAATCAATAATCAAGTATATTTATAATTATTCTTGCTTTACTCCTAATACTTCTTCTATACTAACTCCTTTTAATTCATCAATATTTTCAGGACATCCATCATTTGCATTCTCGCTACCTTTTAACCTATATATTATATACTTATATTAAATGATTGTAAACGTTTATTCTAATTTTTCTGCCTCTTCTATGGCCTTTATATAATCAGCATTTGCCATGATAGATACTAATTCTTTAAAGGTTGTTTTAGGTTTCCAATTAAGTTTTTCTTTGGCTTTTTTACTATCTCCTAATAAATAATTTACTTCATTTGGTCTGTAATATACTGGATTAATCGATATAATAACATTATCGTTTATATCTTTAACAACTTCATTAATACCTTCTCCTTCAAACAAGATATCCATATTTAATTCTCGTGCAGTTTCTATTATGAATTCTCTAACAGTATGACTTTCTCCTGTTGCAATTACATAATCTTCTGGTTTATCTTGTTGAAGCATTAACCACATCATTTCTACATAATCTTTTGAATAACCCCAGTCTCTTTTTGAATCAAGATTTCCTAATTCAAATGATTTTTGAAGACCTGCTTTAATTCTTGACATTGATATTGTGATCTTTCTTGTTACAAAATGTTCACCTCTTCTTGGGCTCTCATGATTAAATAAAAAGCCTGAGCATATATATAATCCATATTTTTCTCGATATGCTTCTACAACATGTTTATGGGCATTTAATTTTGCTTCTCCATATGGAGATACTGGTGAAAATCCAGATAATTCATTTTGTGGCGGCATAATATTTCCAAACATTTCAGAAGTTGATGCTTGATATATTTTAATTTTTGGATTTTGTTTCATCGCTATATCCACAAGTCTCATTAAGCCATAATAATTTATTTCTGTTGTTTCGTTTGGACATTTAAAAGATATTCCAACATCTGATTGAGCAGCTAAATTATATATTTCATCTGGATTTGCTTCATGAATAACTTTTTCTAAAGAATCAATATCACGTAAATTGCCATATAATATTTTTATATGATTAACATTTGTTAAACGAATTAATGGATCATTACTAGTTCTTCTAATCATTCCATATACTTCATATCCTTTATTTAATAAAAATTCTGCAAGATATGATCCATCCTGACCAGAAATTCCTGTTATAAGAGCGCGTTTTTTCATATAATAATTATATTATATATTAAAATATTTGTAAACTATTTATATTCCTCCAATGGGAGGTGTTTAAGAGAGGTGAGGAAGTTTTTAATATCTTCAAATATATCAAATATAAAAGCATTTTCGTGTCCAAATTGAACTGCTTTAGTTGTATATTCAGTTTCTAATTTATCTATCTCCTTCTCAACCCTTTTCAAAAGAGATTGTTCTGATAGGGAGATTTGAGTGTGGAGAAATGATTTAATATCTTTACTGGCGAATTTATGTCCTGAATGTATATCATCACAAGAACACTGACCATAGTCCCAACCACCCTCGCAATTACAACTTGTCCATTTTTTATCAAACTCCTCATCTATAGATTTGTATTTATTGTCTTTCATAGTGTTTATTGTTGGTTATTTAATCTCTCATTGATAATTTCTATGTATTCAGGTTCTTTTTCTATTAAGATGTAATTTCTATTGAGGTTCTTTTTGGAATGTATCCAAGTATGACATTTGCGACATACGAGAATAAGGTTTGAGTAAGCTGTTCTCTGTTTTCCTGTCCAAAAAGGTCTGATATGATGGACTTCAAAAGTTTGTTGAGTGTGGTTGAATTTTTCTCGGCATCTTTGGCAAGTTGCGTTATCTCTTTTCCATATAAACTTACAACATTGTTTCCATTTTTTCTGACCGCTAAACAACTGCTTTTCTGGGGTAACTCCGCCTTTCCAGTTAGGAGATTGTTTTCCAAACCAATAATTATCTTTTCCCGTGTTCTTCCCCATATGAGCCAAACTCATTTTTTTCTTTGTTTCGGGAGATGCTAATTTCCCTATACGAAATTCGCTTAACTTTTTCTTGGTTTCTTCTGAGCGAGGTTTCCCCGTCCAATAGCTAAAGCCAGCCTCATTCCCGAAGTTTTCTTTCAGCTTTTTCTTATGTTCGTCAGTTCTGTTGTATATTCCTTTTGGCATAGTTTAAGTATATCACTTCTTTGGTATCTTATCAATAGATATTTAATCCAATAATGGTAAATCAAACTTTTTTAATAAATTTGAATTTAATCTAATTCTATTCTCATTTATTCTTTTTTTACTTATAGCAACATAACTGGGGTCTTTTTCTATACATATCCAATTACGCCCTATATTGTCGGCGGCTACGGCAGAAGTTCCGCTCCCCGAACAGTTGTCCAAAATTGTATCGCCTTCATTTGTATAAGTAAGTTGTAGGTACTCAAATAGGGCTACTGGTTTTTGGGTGGGGTGAGATAGTTTTGCCCTATCTTGACAGTTAAATTCTTGAATACTTGAAGGATATTTATTATTGCCCATCTTGTTTACTGTCGCTCCAATATAACCTCCATATAATTCACTTTTAACTTTATCTCTTTTATCCCAATGATTTTTTTTACCAACAGTTAGTTGATAGTTATAAACTGGCATATTCTTATAAAAAACTAAGATATTTTCGTGATATTTCATCGGTCTTTTTTTGGCAGTTAATGCCCCCGATGGTTGAGATTTTTTCCATATCCACTCATACTTAAACATCTTCACATTACTCATCACCAACGCACTGGTAAAAGGTTGTGAGGCAGTTAAAACTATCGCACCATTGTCTTTTATTATTCTTTTATATTGTTCCCACAATGGCTCAAAGGGAATTATGGTGTCCCAATGGCACGAAGTCGTTCCATAAGGTAAATCACATAAAATCATATCAATACTGTTATCAGGTATCTCTTTCATTACTTCTAAACAGTCGCCTTGTATGATTTGATTTTCTTTCATATCCATTCTTTATTCATTATTCATTGTATTACGATTGTACAATGGTGCAGATTTTACACTGCGGTTAATAAATTATTTAATAATCTTATCGGCAAATTCTAGTAATTGTTCAATCTCTTTTTGTGATTCATCTATCAATTTTTGTTCTTTTCTTATATCGTCATATATTTCTTGTGGCGACATACTACAAGTATTATAAGTTCTTTTTAAGAAACGACTATCCTTTCCTGATAGAGGGATATTTGCGTATTTTCTAAAAAATAAATGTAATTCCATTTTGTTTATATTTAAGTGGGTTTTCTTTTATATCTTTCCAATCTCTTGGACAAACTGAATCATCTTCATTCATCTTTTTTATTATTATACGCACAGTTGATAAATTATTCTGTAATTTTTGCTTTGTAAGTCTTATTTTCGATAGTTACTGATACTTCTTGCCCAACTAAACTTTCAACTTCTTTTTTCTTTTCTTCTCAATAGGAGTAATTTCATAATCTCCAAGTACATATTGATTTTTCCAATAAGTAGTTCCTGTTTTATCTGTAATATCTTTTATTTTTCCTGAATCATCTCCACCGATAAATCTACCTTTAGTATATGAAAATTTACCACAGACCCAAGCATTACCAGAGACATAAGCATCACCAGAGACTTGAGCATCACCATAGACCTGAGCATTACCACAGACCTGAG